CCTTTACGCCATCAGGATCGTACACACCGGGGTTTATTAACGTCATTCGTAACGGCGCACAACTTGCCCCTGCTGACTACACAGCTACGAACGGAACGACTGTAACCCTTGCAAACGCTTGTACGGCTGGTGACATCGTAGTTATCGAGGTATTTACCCTAACGTCTATCTCTAACGCACTGCCGCTAACAGGCGGTACGGTAACAGGGGCTAGTACGTTTAACTCAGGAATAACTTTCGGCGCGGGGACAACTACCGTTGCACCAATCGATCTGACTGCTGGCACTAACCTGACCACTGCTATTGCGGGTGCGATAGAGTACGACGGTAGAGTTATCTACGGCACACCCCAAAGTACGCAGCGTGGTGTAATACCCGGCGCACAGTTCTTCCGGCTAAATTCGGATTTGGTAGGCAATAACGTCAACACAGCGCAAGGCGTGTTTGGGGTAGGAGTTACGTTGTCAGCAGGTACGGTATATGCGTTTGAGGCAGTTTATGATTTTGCCAAAACTGCTGGGACAACATCGCACGCGATTGGTATTGGCTTTGGTGGAACAGCCACGATAAACAATTTTAGCCTTTGCGCAATATACGCAAATAGCCCTGTTGCGACAGGAACTGGTGTTGCTCCAAATATATTCATTACTACGTCTACAGCAAACGTAACCTACTCTAACCCGACTACAACCGCAGCGGTCGATTATTACATCACCGTTCGCGGCACGCTTTCGGTTAATGCTGGCGGTACATTTATCCCACAGTACACATTAACAGCAGCACCCGGTGGGGCGTATAGCACAGTCGCTGGGTCATATTTCTTGATCTACCCAATCGGGGCATCTGGTGCAAATACTAGCGTCGGCACTTGGGCATAAGGACTAACCATGACAGCAACAGCTTTAGCAGCGGTAGGTAGTAATGCTAACGAGAACGGTACGTTACTAATCTCTGGTACAGCGGTAAGTGCATCAGGCACAAGCGTTGACTTCACAGGCATACCGTCGTGGGCAAAGCGGATTACGGTGATGTTTAACGGCGTGTCCACAAGTGGCACAAGCAACTATCAAGTTCAGCTAGGCACTGGAGGCTCACCAACAACTTCAGGTTATGAAGTTTATTCATCGTTGTTTGGGATGAGCACTGTAGGCTCAGCTGGGTTTACTACTGGGTTTGGCATACGAATAGCTAGAGCTGCTGGCACTTGCAGTGGGCAATTAGTTTTTTCCAACTTATCGGGAAATATTTGGACTGGTCAGTATTTTATGGCTGATAGGACAAATGGCGAATCATTCCTTGGGGGCGGCGCAGTGACGTTGTCTGGCGTTTTAAATTTAGTCCGTATCACCACAGTCAACGGCACAGACGCATTTGACGCTGGCACTATTAACCTGTTGTGGGAATAAGCTATGCCATTGACACAAGTCGACCCAGCATCGCTTGACACACAAGCCAAGTACACAGGGTTGTAAGCAATATGGACGCTCATATTTACCTTGTAACCAATATTGCTAATGGAAGGCAATATGTTGGGCAAACCACCACCCGCAGCAACAAGCTGGGGCATGGGAAAGTTTTGCGTCAAGCGTATAAAAAATATGGGTTTGATAACTTTACCTATGAACAAATTGTTGTAAACATAAACGACAGAAACACATTAAATTTTTTTGAGCGTTTTTGGATCGCTACGTTTAATACCGTTATTCCAAACGGCTACAACATTGAGTGTGGTGGATCTGAGGGGCAGATTTGGACTGATGAAAGAAAAGCCAGACATTCTGCCGTAAGAATTGGCCGGCCAATAAAAAGGCCTCTTGGAAGCAAATCTGGCATGAAAGGTAAGGCATTCCCAGAAGAGGGGAAGCTAAAGTTATCAGCCGCCTTAAAAGGCCGGGTTAGCCCAAATTGGGGCCGTGCTGCAAGCGAAGAGACTAAAGCAAAAATGTCGGCAAGCCAAAAAGCCAAAGCAGGCTCTTTTGAAGTGCATCCAAATACTGGGAAAATTGCATCAGAGGAAACTAAAGCCAAAATGGCGGCATCAAAGCGCAATTTGCTTCAGTCGGAAGAAACCAAACAAAAAATCTCTGAGTCCATTAAAGCATGGCATAAACAACGTAAGGAAAAATCATGGCTTTAACGCAAGTTGACGGTGGGATGTTAAGCCCAATTAATGGGCAATTCTATGGCATGAAGTCAAGAATCATTAACGGTGCGATGGTGATTGACCAGCGGAATAACGGGGCGAGTGTTACTCCTACGGCAGATGCTTACACATTAGACCGTTGGCAAGCTGTAATTTCTGCATCATCTAAATTCAGTGTTGAACAAACAGTTACTGGTGTTGCGGCTCCAGCGGGGTTTACTGATTATTTGGCTATTACTTCATCGTCTGCCTATTCAATAACTTCAACTGACACATTTTATTTGCGTCAAGCAATTGAAGGTTTTAATACTGCTGATTTTGCGTGGGGGACATCCAGTGCGTCATCCGTTACTTTGTCATTTTGGGTTCGCTCAAGCCTGACAGGAACATTTGGTGGCGCAATTCGTAGAGGATCAGGGAATATTTACGTTTACCCATTTACTTATACAATTTCTGCGGCAAATACTTGGGAACAAAAAACAGTAACCATCGCTGGCCCGACATCCACATGGAACTCAAACACAACAAATGGTGTTGGTTTGAACGTATTGTTTGGACTAGGAATTGGTGCAACTTATAGCGGTACTGCTGGCTCTTGGCAAGCATCTGACATTTATGGAGCCACAGGCGCAACCAGCGTAGTCGGAACCAACGGCGCTACTTTCTACATCACCGGCGTACAACTAGAAAAAGGCAGCACAGCCACCAGCTTTGACTACAGGCCGTATGGTACGGAGTTGGCGTTGTGTCAGCGGTATTATCAAAGAATTGGCGGGAATGATTCAAATACCATGCTTTGTTCTGGTCTAGCATACAACACGACTACGCATATTTTGGCGCAGAAATTTACAACAACTATGCGAGCATCTCCAACAGGCTCTGTAACCAGCGGTACAGCATTTGGGATTCTCGTTGCTGGTTCTGCTCTTGCTACTTCTTCGATTTCAGTTTACACGGGCGGAATAGACTCAACTCGCCTTGATGTAGTAACAAGTTCGACAACAGCAAATGGTGGCTCAGTGCTTTACCCAAATGCGTCTAACACAGCGATACTTTTAAGTGCGGAGTTGTAATCATGTACAAAAAATACTTTGATGTTGTTTTTCAACGTGATGCTGATGGCGTAGTTCGCTTGTCCGACACTGCCTTTATCCCATTCGATCCAGCCAACACGGATTACCAAGCCTATCTTCAATGGATTGAGGCGGGAAACCAACCGGAACCTGCGGAGGAATAAATTGACCCGCTAACCCTACTCGCTGCTGCTAACGCTGCTGTTGCTGCGGTCAAGGCTGGATGCAAACTTTTCAAGGACATCAAGGGCGCAGCGGGTGATGTTAGCGATGTACTGAAGGACTTGAAGGAGCAGTACAGCAAGATAGTAGACCCGACACCAGCACAAAAAGCACAGTACAACGCCGAAGTGCAGCGGGTGCAGGAGATAGCCAAGGCTGACCCGAACGACGTATTCACCGACATCGGCACTCAGTTAGGCGTGCTGATGGATACACATGATGAGATTAGTAAGCTGTTATTGAAAGAGCAGATCGAAGCAAGGCAAGTCTACAAGGGTGAAGAGAGTATAGGTAAGCGGGCGTTGCGGCGGATACTGATCAACTCAAGACTGGATGCGATATGGGCAGAGGTCAGAGAAACGATGGTGTACAAAGCCCCACCAGAATTGGGTGCACTGTGGGGTAAGTTTGATGAGATGCGGCAGAAGATTGTTGCCGAACAGGAGATAGCCCACGCAGAGGAACTTAGACTGGCTCAGATAGCATCATGGCGACGCAAAAGAAGAATAGCGGAAATCAGGGCAAAGGCAATGTGGGTTTCGGCAGTACTCTTCGTAATAGTATGGGCGGTGGGTCTAATGTGGCTGACGACAAGAAGCGCGATGATGAGAACGTCCCTTGGTCATTG